CGCCTTCTCGCGGGTAGCATCGGACTCCGGCTGTGTGATGAGCATCACATCAAGCTGCACGGTGCGGCGCGCATCGAGGCCCGTGCCAGTCAGCCAGCCCGGCGAGGAGTTAGGGGCCGCCCGCAGAAATACGCGGATGCCCTCGGCGTCGTTGCTGTCACCCCTCGGTGTGTTTTCCTCGGGCGGGAGCCACGAGCCTATGATCCGCACGGCATCGAGTCCGCCGTGTATCAGCGCGGCGGCTTCGATTGCCGTCCGAATCGCCGGGCGTATCGCCTTCTCGATCTCGTATTCGATTATCATGCCGCCCTCAGTCCTGACTCACGCAGGGCGCGTTTTGCGTGCCCCTCCATTTCGTCGATCATGGCCCGCCGCGCCCTTGCCAGTACACTATTCACATCCGCCTTCATGGCCTTGCGGACATAGCCAAGTTTGTTGTGCATCAGGACGCTATAAACCGTATCGCTTTGGGTTGTCATCACGTCGGCCATGTCCTTTGTCACATCCGACACATTGCCAGCATTCTGCCCAAGTTGCCCGAGTATCAAGCCCCATGCGCGCTTAGCGAGGCCAGAGCGCCGCACAGCCAACGATTTCGGGTAGTACTCCCGCGCAATGCGTTTCGCATCGCTCGCGCTGATTCCCGGATTCGTGCCTACAAGCGGCGTGTACCGGACGCCCTTGCGTTGCGTGTAACGCTCAATCGCTTTTGACGCCGCGCGATTTTCCTTGGTCAATGACCGCAACGGCGGAAGCCAGTCCTTTCGTTTCCCCTTGCGCCCGCTTCCCCCTCCCGCCGCGTAGTACGCCTGGATGTGGGCATGGGCACGGCCATAACGATTCACCGCCGCCGTCATCATGTTTTGCGTCGGGTTTGGAACGATCTGTCTTTCCGTTTTGCTCGCCCTGGTGCTGGATCGCAACGACCGCACGACATAGACGCACGCCTTCTTGACGGCCTCCTCCGGCCCCTTGTGGAACCATGCGGCATACCGCCGCAACGCATCCCGCATCGCGTCGATGTCGCCCTGTGGCACGTCTATCGTAACCTCGATCATTGCGTCACCGCATCAATGGTGTCCAACGTCATTCTGACAAGCCCGCCGTCAAGAGTCTTGGCCGCCGCAACAATCCGCAGTTCGGTGTCGTCACTGAACACCACAGACAGCCCCGGCAGTGTGGCCTCGATGTCGCCAGCCGACGGCCAGCCCCTCACCTTGGCAACCAGGTTGCGGTTGGTTCGGCTCCCCGGCCCGCCGGTGAACAACTGCCGGAACATCGAGCGGCTGGTCAGCACGCCCGATGTGCTCCAGGTCTCCTGATCTGACACGCGCACAGTGAACGCGGCAACCGTCTCGGGGAAAGCCGCCGCAATCGTGTCGTATACCGTTGTGGAAACCACGCTCATTGGGAAAACCCGCCCGGTTGTTAGCTGGGCGGGGTGCCTAACCTTGCTACTTCACAAACAACAGATTCGCACCGATGTCGCATGTGTCGTTTGTCGCGACGGTGAACAGTTTGATATACCGTTGCAGCTTCGCCGCCTCCACCTTTACGGACGTTACCGCCCCGGTACCGGTGATGCCGGCCCCTGTGACCGTCACCTCCGATCCTGCTCCGTTCGTCACGGGAACATACGTCCCCCCAGATGTCGCACACGTCCGCAGTGTTGCGCTTGCGCCAAAGTCCGCAGCATTCGTTCGGGCAGGCCCAATACTGACAAGCAGATGCCCAGTGCCTTTCGCAATGGCCACATCCACAGCCCCGTTTGTCTGAACGCCGGAGGCCAGCTTGACACGCGACACCGTGATGTTAGTCACGGTATCGTAGGTGTCCAGTGCCGCAACAGCGGGCGCAACCGCAAGCGCGATCAGCGCGAGAATTATCAGGATCGTCTTCATGTCCTTCTTTTGCTCCTTATTCTGTCAGCGTTTCGTTTCGGTGAGAGGCGGGGCGGGCAGAACCCCGCCCCGCCGCACTGACCTTATCAGGTCGTGATGTCAGCGTGGGCGAAAGCGCCCGCCTGCCGGATCAGAACGTCAACATCCATGAAGCCCACGATCCGGGTCAGGCCCGTCGTGCTGCCGCTCGACGTATCCACGTTGATGTCGAGGCCATTGCCCCACATCGCCAGGATCATCTGCGTCCAGTCCGCAAAGAATCCGTAGTTCGCCGTGACGTTGCTTGACACAACGGCGGGCTTGCCCAGGATTCTCCCGGTGTTGTAGTCGGCGATGAACACCGGCCCATTCGTGGAGGTCGCCGTCGCGGCCAACTTCCAGAACACCTCCGATGTCACAGCCCACTTGCAGTTGTCGAGCATGACGTTGTTGCCCTCGACCGTGGCGGGAATATTGACCATTTCCGCATAGGTCGGCGTGCCAGCCGTCACCGTGACATCCGTGCTGATCGGGCCAGTCAACAGACCGGTAGGCTCAGCCGTTCCGGCACCGTTGAAGGCCGCCTGGTCGATCTTCACCGCCAGCGCAATCGCGATCTCATTGCGGACAAACGCCTCAACGTCGATGCTCGACTGCTTCATCAGCTTGCGGCTGATGTCGATGTAGGTGCCGACCGCTTTCGGCGTGCCCGTCACTTGCGACAACACCGGCGTCGATTCCGTGGGGGCCGTGGTTTCGTCAACCCAGTAGCCCGTCGCGGTCGTCCCCTTCGGGATCGCGATGTCGCCACTCAGGCCCGACAACACCGGAACGCCCAGGGCCGGAAGCGTCATACGCGCGCGCAGCGCCTCGATGAAGCTGCCCGCCATCAGGTTCGTCGCCACCACGTTCGCCCCGGTGCCAGCCCCGGCGATCTGGAGGTCGCGCTGGGCGATCTGCACGTCATACGGGACAAACATCCCCTTGGCCGACCGTCCGATCTTTTTCGCCACGGCGTCCGAGCACTCGATCTCAAACGCCACATCGACGCCACGCTCGCCGGACAAAGCCCGGATCACGTTCAGGAAGCTGTACCGCCGGGCTTCCTTCGGCGTCAGGCCGACCGTCGGCCCCTGCACCGGAGGCGTCACCACCGGCGGAACGTCCGGCTTCCGCGCCTTCAGTTCCACGATCTGCGCGGCCTGCCGCTCGACGATCATCGCGTCCAGTTCCGCACGGCCTTTGCCGGCGTCGATCAACTCCTGCACCTTGCCCGCCGGGATTCCATGTTCCGCAGCGCGGGCAAACAACTCCGCCATTTCCTTCGCGTTCATTTCCTTGGTTTCCTTTCTGTTCTCTTTTGTCTCGATCTCCGGCGTCTCGGCATCGCGGCCCACGCCGACCTTCGTGTCAGCCGGCACGGGTACAAAGCTCGCCTCGTAGGGCATCCAGCGCATAGCCCGTACCACCGGGATACCGTCCTTTTGCCCTTCGAGGCGGTAACTTGACGGCGCGACAGTGTAGCCAACACTGACGTTCCGCCTCAGCCCCTTCACCGCATCGGCTTCGATTTCCTTCGCCCGCTGGCCCGCGCAGAACTGCACGGAACCCGCCAGCTTGCGATCCGTCACCTTCACATCCATCAGCCCGATCTGGTCGCCGCCGTGGCCGTCCAGGACGACGAGGCCATCCGCGCAGCGCGTCATGTCGATAGACTCCGGCGAGTGATCCAGCACTTCAAAGCAGCGTTGCCACTGATCGTTGAACTGGCACCATGTATTCACAGGTTCTTCGCTCGACACGCTCATCACGACCGACTTGCTGTCGCCTTCCGCCCTGATCTCCATTGTTGCGGAGCGATAGATGATTGCGCCGCGTTCCGGTTCATCCGTTTTCGTCTTGCTCTGCTTTTTCATACGCCTTGCCCTTTCATGCCTGAGTAGGCTTGCTGATTTTCTGTGTTGCGATCATCGCGGCAGCCGCATCGGACGGCACTCCGGCTGCCGTCAACAACCCAGTGGCCGCATCTTTGCCTATCCCGCCAGCCCCATACGCCTGCACGATTTCAAGCGCCGCGGTTACTTGTGCGCCATTCAGCGGCGGCACGGACTCATCGTCGCCCGCAGCAACGGTCTGCTCCCGCTTGATTTCCTCGATGTTGTCGTCATAGTCGCCGCCCATATCAGCCGCGACTTGCGTGTTGGTTTTCCATCCGTGCTGCACGGCCTTTTCCGCCGCGTTCATATCGCGCATCGGGTCAACCCACATCCAGCGCCGCCCGCGCATTTCGTGTTCGGCGAACTTCTCATACTTCGCCAGCGGCAAATCCCCAGAGATAGAGAGCGACAGAAACGAGCGCAGCCACACGAGGAACTGAACCGTTTTGCATTGGTTAATCATCGCGTTTTGCAGGACAATCCATGCATCCCGCTCGCTGATCGTCCCGACGCGCACCGACGAAAACGAGACGCCGGACCAGTTGTTTGCGAAATTGGAGTACTCCACGCCGAAGCCGCCGGCCACGTCGCGGAGCATCCCGTCCTTGAACACGCCGTGCTGCCCGTTCGGGTGTTGTGGGGTGTGCGTTTCCTTGCGCCAGCCCTGCGGGAGTATTTCAGCCTGGCCGGGTTCCTTTTCCATTGTCAACGCGCGCGCCGCGTCGGCGTTTTCCTCGCTCGTCAAATCTGCTATCGCGCCCTCATCGCCCCGTGGCGCGTAGTATTCATGTGTCGTGCAGGCTTCGTCGCGGGCCGCCGTAAGTTCGGCCTCGTCCAGCATTTCCAACATTTTCAGTTTGCGCAAACTCGCGTGCGCCCACGGGATGCCGCGCGGCTGATCCTCGTCCTCTTGCGTGTAGCCGTGGATGATTTCGTCAGCCGGGACGCGCATCAAGTCGCCGCTCCGCCCGCCGTAGTCATAGGCGTTTTTCGGCGTTGTGCGGAACCAATAGGCCACGGGCCGCCGCGTGGTGATCTCCATTTCCACGCCGCAGTGAATCAACGTACCCTTGCCGGTGTCGGCGATGTTGTAGAGTTCATCGCACCAGTCTGGCCGCAACACGCGGAACGCGATGCCGTAGGGATTGGCCGCCGTCCGCATTACATGGATGAAATATTCGCCGTCGCGCGCCCAGGTCTTCACGTTCAGCCGGTCCATGTCCGCCGCTGTTTTTCTGCCGGTGGCATCGAACCATGTGTGATGGGTCTCCGGATTCCGGTAGGTGCAGAACCGCCACCAGTGGTATTCGATGGTTTTCGCGGCCTGCGTGTCGAGGGTCAATGCCCCAGGCTTGCCGTCGTGGGGAGTGCTTTTCAGTGCGAAGCCATCGCCGACAACGTTGGTTTCGATCAACTGTAGCCACCGCTTGTAGTAGGGGCTGTCTTTCGCCATCTGCCGCGAGCGCCCGCGCACCGTGGTGAGGTGGGCCGAAATGTCGCCCGGCGTGAAGCCGCCATCGTAGCGCCAGCCCGACAGTAGCCGGTCGGTCTGTGCGGCGGCAAACCCGCGCACGCTGAACGATTGCCGCTTTGTTTTTGTCCAGGGCCATTTCATTGAATCGTGAACTCCGTTCGGATGATGCGTTTTGGCCGCGCCGCGTTATCCTGGGTGAGCCTGTAGTTGACATAGTCCCGAAGCGCCGTGAGTTGATCGAGCGTCCGGTATGAGATACTGATCCCGTCCATGCTGATTGTGCCGTTGGGATTCGCGGCATAGGTCACGATGGCGGCATCGACGGCGGCGAGCACGGCAACCCAGGACGATACGCGCAAGGGCGACGCCGCGACGGAGATTGCCCCGGCGTCCACGGCGTAGGAGCGGGTTGACTCGCCGACAACAATCGACGCCAACCCGACGAACTGAATCACGCCGGGTGCCCATACGAGAGTTTGAGCCCCGGTGACTTCAAGCGTCCATCCCGTGTTTGCGCCGTTGGACGTGGCGGTTACGGTGATAGGTGTCGGCGCGGAAAACTGGTAGACGAGGGTATACCCTGCCGCCGGGCTGACTCCGTCGATGATAATATCTTCGCTCGATTGCAGCGTGTTGGCGGCGGCGATCCAGATTGTTTCGCCGGCCACTACGGTTTCAGGAAGGAACCCCTGATTTGTCGGCATAGCGTTGTATCCTCGGGGCAAACAAAAAGGCGGCCCGTGAAGTTGTGGCTCCACAAAGCCGCCTGTTGTCCGCTTTTGGCGATGCCGCTGGCCGGCGGCACTGCCCCTCTGATTGGCAATACGCTATGCCGTTAGTTTCGGGATGTCAATGGGGGGGTGTTCGGATTTCGTACAAAGTAAAAGGGCGGTGGTTTTACCCACCGCCCACCCTGCCCTGCCTTGCCTCGCCTTGCCTTGCCTCGCCGGGCCTCGCCGCGCCTGGCCACGTCAAATCGAAATTGGTAAAACCCTGCCCTGCCTTGCCGCGCCCTGCCTCGCCATGCCTTGCCGCGCCGGGCCATGCCCGGCCCCGCCACGTCAAATCAACGTCTTCAAGTACGCAAGCCGTTCCATCAGCTTATCGTCGGTCCTGTCCAGCAGGCCGGACTCGATCAGCCGGATCAGCGTGTTGACGACGAATATCTGCCGGTTGCCGGGAAGATGCTTGATGGCTTCCTCCTGGTCCCGCGTGATCGTCTCGCCCGCCATGTGCCGCACAGGGAACTTGAGAATGCCCTTGCGGCGCGTGCCCTCGATGCTGACAATCCGGGTCTGCCGGAAGCTCTCCACCTTCTCGACCGCGATGTTGAGCGCATCGGCAATGGCTTCGTCGTCAATCTCGAAGCTCTTGGCGATGGATATGCAATGCACGCGGTCGGATGGCGTCAGGTTCCGCCCGTGGTTCGCGTTCAGCCGGATCGCCGCCAGCATCATCGCGGCCTCATCCTCGTACTTCTCGACCGTTGCTGGTATCTCCGGGTCTTCCTTGCCCGCCAGCATCTTGTAGGCGTGCGCCCGGTGGTATCCGTCGATCACCACGCTGGCCTTCTCGTGGATCGCGATCACGATGGGCGGGAGCGTGGCCCCCGCCTCTATGGCGTCCGCGATGTGGGAGACGTGCGTCTGGTCAACGACCTGACGCGGGTAGAACCGCTTGTCGAACATGAGTTGTGAGAATCGAATCTTCATACTGCTCCTTTGTGTTGTGTAACCCTGCCCTGCCTTGCCCTGCCCGGCCATGCCACGCCCTGCCCCGCCGGGCCTAGACTCATCAACTCAAATCCGCTTCGCCTCGAACCGACCGAACGGGCCGGTGTGCTCAGGCCGGTAGTCGCCGACGCCGACCATAGACCCAGCCTCCGTCATAATCGGATCGAGGGCCGCCGGGGAGACGTAATCCGTATTGATGTCGAACGATACCCGCGTGGCCCACACAGGAAACAGCGGGCGAGATCGCGGGACTCCCTGGCGCTGAACCATCACACGCCGGGTATCGATCTCCCACTTCGTCAAAGGCTTCTTCGTCTGCGGGTCCACGAGGTAGCATTTCTCCTGCCCGATCAGAACCGCACCGGAAACGACAGCCTTGGCAGATGTCTTGCCGACCTTCTTGCCGCTACACGCCCGGATCATGGCCCGATGGAACGCGACGGCGGGATGATAGATTCCCTTCTCGTCACGGTACAAACCGTTCTCAGCTTCCTCCTTCGGCGTCGGCTTTTTCTGCTTCCCGATGGTCACATCCGTCTGCGCGTTTCGCATCTTCTCCGGATTGTGCGTCAGCAGTCCATTCCCGATTCCCACGATGTCATACGTCACCTTTTCGAGCTTCATCTTCCATTCTCCTTGTTGTGTTAATCAACCCTGCCTTGCCTCGCCCTGCCTCGCCCCGCCTTGCCCGGCCTTGCCACGCCCGAATCAAACCCGCTTCTTCTCCTTGTTCCATTCGTAACTCTTGCACTTCGGGCAGCACTTCGGCGCCTTGCCCAGCACGCCCTCCCACTGATACCCGCACCGCTTACAAACATGCTTTGCCATACCTCCTCCTTTCTGGCCGCGAATAATATGATTATGATGATTATGTGTCAAGCGGGAAATCATGGGCTGTTGAGGCGTATCGGGATGTTGGCCGAATACCTCACGCCCTTCACGAACACGAGGAAGTAACTGTGGTTCTTCCGTGCATGGACCTGCCGCTTGATCCGGCTGACGCACGGGCGGTTTGTCCGCATCACGACGAACAAGTCCTT